TAGATAAACCTACTCTTATGGGTAGACCTAATGCTTTACAAATTAAAGCTGGTGATACTGTAGCTCAAATATATGCCAAAGCTACTAAAGCATCTCAATTTACTAATGATGCTTTTGGTGGACAAAATTGGGATATGTTAGCTAATAGAATACAAAACAGTACTCTTAAAAGATTAACGCAAACAACATTTGCTCCAGGCTCTAGAGGCTATATGCAACTGTTAATGTTTGCACCTGATTGGACTATATCTAATGTTAGAATTATAGCTAAGTCTTTACCAGCATTTGAATCAGATCCTGCATTAAGAAGAATGTATCAATACTACTTTGCAAGAGCTGCTCTTATTTATGCTACTGCTGGTAGTGCTTTAAACTACGCATTTAGTGGTCATTCATTATTAGAAAACACAGATCCTACAAGAATTGATTTAGGTGATGGACAAGTTCTTACATTCTCTAAACAATTAATGGAGCCTTTTCATTGGATCACAGATCCACAATCTACAGCTCTTAAAAAAATAGGATCTTTACCTAGAACTACAATAGAAGTATTGACTAATAAACAATACTTGACTACCAAATGGAGTCCAAACATTACATCTAAAGATGATGAAGCTATTGAAAAAGGTTTAAAAATTGGAGGTCATGTAGGTATGAGATTTCTACCTATATGGTTACAATCAGCATCTAGAGATATTGCTGAAAAATTGCAAAGTGATGGTCTGTCATTAGATGAAGCATCTGATACTGCAGTAGACTTTGTGTTGGGTCAACTAGGACACCCACGTTATCAAGGGCCTAGATACACACAATATAAAACAAAAGGGCTTATAAGAGATCCTTATAAGACATTATTCTAATGAGTAGACATACTGAAAATAAAGAAGAACTTTTAAAAGTAAATGGTTCTATTGATTTAATCAATCAAAGATTAGATACCCTTGAGAACAACCACTTAGCACACATACAAAAAGATATTGATAGAATTTTGTATATTTTAGGTGCAGTAGGTGTTGCTGTTCTTGGAGAATTATTTATACTTTTAAATAAAGTTCTATGACAAAATTTGTATTAATATTGTATATGTGTTCAATGATTACACAACAATGTAATAATGGATTACATATAAATCAGGAGTTCAATAGTCACTATAATTGTGCTATTGCTGGTTATGACATGGCAAGTAAAGTCATGGAAAATATGGATACAAAAATTATTAATGATAATAGATTAGCTATCAAATTTGAATGCAGATCTATTTCAATATTAATACCACCTAAAAAGCCTGCATAAAGTTGTACCTTTTTAATAGACTTATTCACCAAATAATTGTATAACCATGAGTTATGTTAAGGAAATCAATACTTTGTATAAGTGATCAACACGCACCTTATCATCATATAGACACTCTTGACTTTTTAGCTGCGTTAAAGAAAATATATAAACCTGACCTTGTGGTCAATATGGGTGATGAATTGGATTGGCATTCAATATCATTTCATGATCATCATCCAGGATTATACTCGCCTAGTCATGAGTTAAAAGTTGCTAAAGAGTTTTTTGTTAAATTAGAAAAGCTCTTTCCTAAAATGTTATTACTAGATTCCAATCATGGAAGTTTAGTATTTAGAAAAGCAACAAGATATGGTTTGCCTCATGAGGTATTTAAATCATATAACAATATGCTTGGTGTGGGTAAAGGTTGGTCATGGCACGAAGATTTGATTGTAACTGCATCTAATGGTCAAAAAATTTACTTCTGTCATGGTAAATATAAAGATGTTTTAAAAGTTGCTCAACAATATGGTATGTGTACTGTTCAAGGACACTATCATACATCTTTCAAAATAGATTATTGGAGTAATCCAAATGAACTACTTTGGGGTATGCAAGTTGGGTGTTTAATTAATATGAAAAGTTTAGCTTTTGAATATAATAAATTACAAAAGTCTAGACCAGTTATAGGAACAGGAGTTATCATTGATGGATTGCCTAAGTTAATCCCAATGGTATTAGACAAACATGGCAGATGGAATAGAAAAATTACCTAGAGGAATTAGAAATAAAAATCCAGGAAATATAAAACTTGGTACAGATTGGGATGGTTTAGCTGATGAGCAAACAGATCCTGTATTCTGTGTATTTAGTGAAGCTGTAATGGGTATTCGTGCATTAATGAGAATACTACTAGCTTATAGATTTATACATAAAAAAACTAACGTTGATGATATTATTAACAGATGGGCTCCACCATCTGAAAATGATACTGAAGCATATATTAACTTTGTTTGTGATCGTATGGGTATTAAACCACTAGACAAACTAGATAATAGCATTGAACATTATTTACCTTTGGTAAAAGCTATTATTCAAATGGAAAATGGTATGCAGCCTTATGATGATGAACTTATTGTGGAAGGGATGTATAAGGCATGGGAAGGTTATCCGACAGGATCCTCAGCATCATAGAGGGTATTGCAATTAAAGTTAAGGTTTGGGCTTGGCACAGACGTGTCAATCGTCTTTTTATCAAACGATATAAACAACGTAAAAATGATAGATAGAATTTTTTATTCTTTTTTTGGTTATGTAGACTCATGGTTTGAATGGGTTGATAAACATTTTATTAAAAAAAAACGAAAGAAAAAATAATATGTGGTTGAATTTATTGAGCATGGGAGTTAAAACTGCCTCTCATATATATCAAAACAAACAACAAACTAAACGATTAATGTCAGATGCTCAGCGAGTACATGCTGAACGTATGGCGAAAGGTGAACTTGAATATAAAGCGAAAATTATTGAGAGCAATGATAATGGTTGGAAAGACGAATTTGTCCTTGTACTCGTTTCTATTCCTGTTCTTGTATTGGTCTACTCTATCTTTTCTGACGATCCTGAAATTCGTAATAAATTAGATTTGTTTTTTGAATACTTTAAGAATTTACCTTACTGGTACCAAGCTATATTTATTGGTGTAGTATCAGCTATATATGGTCTTAAAGGTGCTGATATTATGAAACGTAAATGAAACACTCTAAATGTTATATCTGTAAAAAAAATCTTAACAAAAGATATGCACAAATAGATGATAAAAGATGGTGCATTAAATGCTTTTATCAATCTGGTGCATCATTACCTATACAAAGCTATGAGAGACACAAAAATATTAGAACAATACACAAAAGCAGCTGAACGTAAATCTAAAGAAATGAATATATTTCGACTTCTTAAAAAAGAAGTTGAGACTAATGCTAATGGAACTAGAGACTATGTTATTAAAAAAGGTATTAATAAAGGTAAAATTGCTAAATGAAAATATCAGAAAATACTTCTGTATCTTTACCGATAAGAAATTTACTTGCAATTGTAGCAGCAGTAGCAATAGGTGTTTGGGCTTATTTTGGCATTATTGAAAGAATAACATTATTAGAAACTGCTGATAAATTACAAGAACAAGATCTATTAGAAGCATCAGCTCAGAAGCCTATTGACCAAGAACAATTTATGTTGCTTGAACACATGGCAGAACAGTTAGAAAAACTAACAGAAAGAGTTGATGCCATGATGAACAATAAAGTAAATATTGATAGACTTCAAACTGATGTTGAAAGACTTAGAATTGACGTTGAAAAACTAAAAGATTCTGTAAGAGCTAATTTGGGTAAGCTAAATGGGAATCACTAAATTAGTATTTGCATTATGTTTATTTATAAATGGTGAGCTTATAGAACATAGAATACAAGACAGCTTATCTACTTGTCTTAAAATGAAACGAGAAGCAACACGAAATATGGATATGCTTAATAAACAATTTATGTGTGGTGAAGTACAAGCTGAAATAGAAGTTAATATAGATGGTAGTGAAACAATTAAAAAAATTATACAATCAAAAAATTAACTATAATCTCTTTCTAAAATCATCTCCAAGTAATGTATAGCCTTTTCTATATCCTTCTTTTTACCCTTCTTTTTATGACGACATATGTACTTAATGGCATTGCCTTCGGCATATGGTAAATTATTTTCATTAATAAAATATGCAGGTTCAATTTTCATAGATTTATAATGATCTCCATCTACTTGTTTGTTTAATGTATTGTAAGTCATATCTTTAAATATCGTTTTATCTGTCATTAAAATACTAATTTAAATTTACCAGATCGGTTCTTTAACTGGTCTGGTTTTTTTTTGTTTATTACTTTAAATTGTGAATCTTTTAAAGAATATACATTTAACTTCATAGCTTTAACAAATTTATGTGTAGCATAATATGGATCTATTTTTGCAAGTTTGCAAACTATTTGAAAGTCTTTGGAGTTACCAGTAAGCCAATTTATTGCGTCTCTTTTATGCATAATTAAATATTTATTATGACCAGTATAAGCAGCATCATGTGTAGCTTGAACAATAACTGTTAAAAACAATTTTTGTTCAGGACTTCGTTCCATCTTTAACTACCTCATAAGTCATTTGATCTTGTCTTATTGGATCTTCTTTCCAATCCAGAGTAGACAAGTTAAGCTCATTAATAGCTTTTAATGCTTGTTCATCTGACTCAGCACTAATAAATACTTCAGTAGTTACTGGGTAATAATATTTCATTCTAAATTTATAAATCATATAGTATTTTTACGTCTACTAGCTTCTAAAGTTCTGAATAAATCTATTATAATTCCTTCTTTATCTCTTTTATTTTCAATTGTGCTTGCTTCAACCTCAGCATCAAATAGTTCTTGAATAGCATTCTCATAAGTTTCGCTTGCATAGTATGCTTGTTCTTTGGCAGATATGCTTTTATCGTTGCTATTACCAGTGATGTGGAGAGCTTTCTTTCTTTTAAGAAGCCTATCCAAATACTTAACTTTAGCATTAGCTTCAGCATTCTGAACATCTGTTTCTGCAAGATACTTCAATGCATCTTCTAATCGTTTCTCTGTAATCATTTTTATTCTCCAATTTTTTTTTAAATAATAATCTTATTTGTTTATCTTTACCAAAAGTATCTAAACCCATCAACTCTAATTCTAATTTAAATAATAAATAATCCATAATAAAAAAAAGGATAGGGCCTTTCGACCCTACCCACACGTTAACTAACAGAAAGGGAGATGACGTGTTCTGTTTAAAATGGTGCATCTTCTAGATCATCTTTAGTATCCATTTTAGAATCTAAAATATCTCTAACAATCAGATCTAGGTTTTTATGTATTTCTGGTGTTACTTCTTTACCAGAACTTAACCAAGCTGATAATAAATTACTCATAGTAAGTCTATACTTTTCTTTCCATTGAGAAGAATTATCTGGTACTGATTTAGTACGAGATTGACTTACTGTATTATCAGTAGTTGTTTCACCATCAATTAATTCTATTGAATTAGCTGTTTGATATTGCTTACCAGTTTTACTAGTTCTTATAGGCAAAGCCTCAATTTTTAATCTAGCTCCTTTTTGCCAACGACTAGTTCCAATGGCTTCACCATAAACTGTCATATCTGTTCCATCATCTTTGGTGACGTAAACTGTTACCCCACCATTATCTTTCTCAAATGCTTTTCTAAATGAGCATTCAAATGTTTCTGTTTCCATATGTCTCCTATTTATTTGTTTTACTATATTTCCTAATTTTTGCATTAGTTTTTATACATTATTGTAAACATTCTGTCCAAAGTTTTTTTGCAAAATCCACAGATCCTTCAGAACCTTTCCATCTAAAGTTGTCTAATGTTAAAGGAAACATTCTGACAATATCTTCTTTAGTTTTGGCTATGTTTATAATATGTTCTATATGTTTCATAGCATGTATAATTTCTATTAAACTATCACGACCTACCATATCTACACAATATTGATCTTTTGGAGAACAATATAATAACATGGTTTCTTTGCCAAACATATCTCTATACAAACATTGTTGTCTTACATCAGCCTCTTTTGGATACCATTTAGCATCAACATTACCTGATTTAAGTCTTCTGATATATGCTGTAGCTTTAGTATCTACAATAACATCTTTAAACTCAAAGTCAGTTTTAGCTATTACATCATACTTCAATCCATACTTTTTGCCTGGAATTTGAAGTTCATTTTGCCAAGATACTACTTCACCAAACTGTGGTAGTTCTTTAACAAACTTATTAGCAATAATAGCTGACCATTCATATTCATCATCAACATGTTCTGTTGGTAATAAGTCATCCATCTCATCACGACTATGTTCTAAATATTTTGTTTTAGCAAAATTTGTGATAGAATCTTCATCGGTGATTTGGTTTTGTAGTGCGTGATTAGCTGCATCTTCTGCTGCTAAGCCCATTATCATTCTAGCATTTGGGCTAGATTCAAAATCATATAACTCATTGATAATCCAAAATGCAGGACTATCAATAAACGTATTAGTTTTTGAAGCAGAATGACGATACTCGATTTTCATAGACATCTCCTTATGGTTATTAATATACAAAAATATTTAAGTTCTACCTGTAACATATCTTTAGATATATTAAAAGGTAAAAGAACTATAAAATGCAGTAACGAATATAAGATATATAATTTATCTATAATCTTATGTTGGCTATTGCACCCTACAAAAGTGTATGGGTGTAAAAGCCTTATTGCTCGACATCATCAATGTTCTAAAAACAGAGTATATCGACTCAATAAATTTTACTTTAAAAATAATAATTTTAAATCTTTTGTTGATAAATACTTAAAAGATTATAAAACTAATTATGAGAAAAATTGAAAAACCAGAACTTATTTCTACTATTAGAGATAAGAAAAAAATCTGGTTAAACATTAGAGAATCTCGTCTAATGTATATGTTTCATAGAAAACTTATATCTGTTGAAGAATATGAAGCTGGATCTAGATACAGAATAGCCTGTGAGCTTATGGGTGGAAGCTCAGGCAATTATCTACAAGAACGTGTAGATGGTAAAAATACAGATTTTATTACATCATCTCTTGGTGCAGCTCTTTCAGTAAAAGATTGTGATGAAGAAATAGGACCAATACACGCAGAATGTATGAAACTATTTTGCTGGCATAATTTTGGTATAATTGAAATAGCTAATCATTTAAGTTTGACAGAACGCAAAGCATCAAATAGAGTCCATGAAGGATTATCAAGATTAAGTATTTATTATGGGTACACGAAAGTGCGAAACACTATTAAAGGACAAGGAACTAAAAATAAAAGATAAGAAATATCTTAAATGGGTAGCTTCTAATCCTTGTCTAATATGTCAACAATATGGATGTAATGCACACCATATTACTTATGCTCAATTTCGTGGTATATCCCAAAAGGTAGGTGATCAATTTACCATACCTTTATGTGTAAAGCATCATCATCAATTGCATAATTGTGGTATGTCAGAACGTGATTTTTGGGCTAAAATTGATATAGATCCTTTACCAATATGTCAGATATTCTATGATCATCATCAAAATATGTGGAAAAATAAGAATTTTTTTTATGATGACTCTAAACTATGGATAGATGTTTATAATAAACTTGTACCTAAGATACAAAACAACATTGAATTTTTACTGCAACCCAATTAATAGATATAGTTATCCTCGCTAGAGGTATGTTCTTATGACAAAAATATATAAATTTCCGAAGGTAAAACAACCATATTCAGATAAATTTCTTACTGGTGTTAAACCAGAAATTATTGGTGATTTTTTAAAAGAACAAAATCCACATTTATCTATTAAAGCTGCAGATGCTATGGCTCTTGCTATAATTTATAGCACTTATCTTCAATTAGTTTTTGATGAAGAAAACATAAATCAAGATATAGAAGAATATAAAGATTATATTTGGGCAGCTCATGACAAAGAAACGTTACACTAAAAAAAAGAAATCTATAAAAGATAAAGACTCTAACGATATACCTTATATTAAATATAGAGTTGAATGGGTAGATTGTGTATCTGATAGTGCTTGGGCATCTGAAAAAGAATTTAAAAATATGAAACTGGCTAATCCAGTTAATGAAGGATGGATCTTCTCTAAAGATCGTACATCAATTAAAATGTTTGCATCATATGATAAAGAAGATGATGGTACATTAACTTTTGGTGATCGTACTATGATACCTAAATCTTGGGTAGTTAAAATTACAGAAATTTAAGCCACCCACCAAGTCTCCCTGATGGGTGATTGCAGAACTTAAACTAACAAGCCTTAGTACGTTATCTTGCAGTAGGT